GGCCGAATTGCTGATTTGCTTGCACCATGCCATAATCATCTGGTATATCTAGACGGACGACGAGTCCTGTTAAGTAATTATGGGCAAAAGAAGTAGTTACTACAGCAGGAAAGCCATTGGTAATGGCGGTTATGATGCGCATTGCAGGTTGAAATTGAGGATGAGGATACGCAGGAATTAATGGTTCAGCCATTATGGAGCCTCGGTTACTTCGATGATACCGTCAGAACCAGTGGCTTCTACATCTGAGATATCAACAAATTCCAAACTCTGGAACCCATAACGAGCAACTTTCTTGCCAATATGGGAACTTACATTTCCTGCTTCATCTTGTTTGAATGCATGTATAGGATAACGTCCAGACTTGTTAAGATGTCTCGCAACTCCTAGCGGTATTGTATAAATACAACCATCTGTTAAATCAAATCGTTCAACATCATCTTCTTTATATGCCTTATAAACAAAACTGAGTGGAGCGCCGGCACATTCATAGAATCTGAAGATACCACGAACTGGTTCGCGATCTTTATCATGTTGGTACTTGAGATTGACCTTTTTGTCTGATTTAGCTGGTTTCTTTGTATAATCTGTGGTTTGTGCTGCAACTTCCATGATTTCTCCTAAGTTAAAGAGGGGGGCTATGCCCCCCATAAACCTTAAAGGTTAAAAGAACTAGTAGCGCGCCAATAGATGACGTCGTTTACAGATCCTGCAGGGCTTGTAATACCAGCACCAAGGATAATTCCTGTGGTCATGATATTCTGCATAGCATCAGTTAATGTATCAGCAGGTGGTACTTGGGCTAACGCCAAAGAACTATCCATGCCAATCGGGTTAACATATGCTTGAGTAAACGGTGCAGCGGCTACTGCAGTAGTAGGCCATACGAAAGCTGTAAATGCTGTTGTATTAATATCAACAGTTACCGAGTTGGTAGTTGTATTAACAGCAACAATATTGCCCTCTAACCCATCAATCTGCTTCATGCCGTTAAATGATCCGACATGGAAGCGAATCGCTTGTCCTACTTGATATCCATGCGTTACAGTGAACACAACAACAGCTTGCGCTGCTTGTGATATGGATGCAATATAACGGGTTTGTGGATACCACTTATTGAATGGCACCGTGAAATAGGCACCGGCACCAGCAGCTGCAACAGTTACAGGAGTATAGCCGAGAGTCATACTGACGCCTGGGTTAACTGCTGTAACCGTATAGTCCATACCATTAACTTGGTTTGCACCTGTCATTTCCTGCAAACGGATAATACTGCCGACTGATACGCCGGTAGTATTGCCAGTTAGCACGACATGAGCAGTTGTACCAAAGTCAGTAGTGGCTATTGTTGGGCCATTGACTTGAGTAGAAGCATCGTAAACTATAAATCCTGGAACAGTAAGTGTTGCTGCTGTCGTAGCATTGACTGCAGTTGCTGCTGCGTTACGCATTGTAACAATAGCATCATTGTAGCCCATGCCAAGATTCCATGCATAGCTTACGCCATGGCTGTCATTAGCAGCAGCCAACTCTGTCATGTTCCAGACTTCGATAGTATCGAGGCCGCCACGAATATTGAGAAACTGAGCAGAACCAGTAGAAGTAAAAGAACCATTGAATATATTAACCATGATATCTCCTTAAAATCTCTTGGTTGCACGAAGGTTAATAATAAACAGATCGTTCGTAATACGAGGAACTTCAGCGAATTTGTATCCGACTGAAGCGTTAAGCGCGAGTGGGCCGTCATATATAGGTGGACGGTAGATGAAAGATGCGCTATATCCGTCTTGTTCAACGCACGCATAGGCCTCCATGCCGACGCAGAAGATGTTATACACATCTGCACTGTTGGCAGAAGCTGCAGGCGTTACTGAGCCGATTGAGCTGACAAGGAAACGAAGGTTACCCACAGCGCCCCACTCTGAACGCAATGCATTCATTGGAGCAGGATATTGGTTCTTCTGTATGAACGTATTAACGTTGTTCAAGTCAGAAGTTAACTTCGTACTTGTCATTGCAAAATACGCATCACGGACTGGAGCTGTACCGAACTTATTTTCACCTTCAATGTTATCCATGATGGTATAAGCATTGTTAGTCAAAAGAGTTTGAGTTACAGTATCGCAGTCTTGCAAGGTGATCTCTGTAGGATTATCCATAAATCTGTTACTTTTATGACCTATTTCTAGGCGGGGCAACCTCTTCGGATCGCCCTCTCATACTTATCGCATGAGATCAGACTATCGCTTAGCCTTTCGGCTTCTCTGGACTTAGTCGTTCACGGTGGCTCTCGCCTTCCGCCTTGTTTCCGGCTCTTAAGCTTCGGGGTCCAAGTCAATCACCAGAGATTTTTTAACGGCAATAATCACTTACCGTTAACTCCGCCAGTACAATTGATAAAGCCTGCTGTAGCTGCCAGCATATCTCTAGTCAATTGATCTTCAGTCTGCATTAACGGAGTGATACACCCAAACGTGCGGCGCATTCGTTCAAAACGGGATCTTGGTTCTGTAATGTAACTTGTTCATTGAGCTGAACAAACGTCCCATAAAATGATATTTTCGCATCGATGTCTATGGCCGTCAATTGCTGCGCAGGAGGCGTAACCCCTGTAGTCCCTAATGGCACCATAGCTGTATTTAACGGATTATCAATCTGTTACTTTTGTGACTTAAATACATGAGGCGCTGTACCGCTCAGCTACAAGAAATCTTGCTTTTCTTGGTGGGAATCGAACCCACGATCTTCTCTTATTATTTAAGCGGGGAAACCTCTTCGGATCTCCCTCTCGACTTTCAACAACCCTATTTGTCGAGTTCAGACTTTCGCATCCGAGGAAAAATTGAATAATAAAAAAAGCTGTCGCCGGCCCGTCAGGGTTGCATTGACAGCTTAGTTATATCTTTTAAATTTACTTTGGACGTAAGGAACAGCCAAAATGAATTCATATATAATATATCGAAAAAACATTTATAATTCAATCTTTTTTTCATTTTTCCTCGGTCTTCTCGTTAAGTCGTTCAGGCTGCTTGCGCTTGCCCCTTATCGCCTTGGACTCAGGCTTCTAAGTCAATTAGAGAAGATTTAAAGACGACTAAACTCAATCGTCTCATTCTAAGCGTAGTACCACCATTCCTAGGCATGTTTTTACGCATGGCTGGGATCTTGTGGATCATATTCAATCTGTTACTTTTATGACCTATTTCTAGGCGGGGACTTTCTCTACTTATCCCTCACGACCTTATCGAATCGTGTTCAGAGCACCGCATCTCTTACAATGAAATTTCTTGCAAGAGTCTTCTCGCTTGCTACGTTCAGGCTGATTATGAAGTTCGTAAAAACGCCAAGTGTGATCTTTTTTGCAAAAGAAATTCCAACAATCTCTCAACCCTGTTGCCATGTCTACACCATCGCATTTTTCGCGTTTATTATCTTTATTCATAATCTTGCCCCTTGTTACCGGTTAGTTAAATACCACTTCGGCTTCCAAGTCTATCAGAGAAGATTTTAAGTGCCCAATAAGTTTAGGCACTGGCACTGACAGCAATTTATAACTGAATGATTGCTGCACCACTCTTTTACTTGATGACTGCGAATTTTGTGTATCATGTTAGCTATCGGCATCGCAGCGGAGAGTCTTGTTATTCCTCCCTCTCATAATTTCTTATGAGATAAGACTATCGCATGCCCTCACGGGCCCAGGAAACTTAGTCGTTGCGGCTACTTTAATACGATTGAGTTCTTTCATCTGTTGATAAGAACTTTCCCTGTATTCTAGCTCTTCCTTACTTAACCCATAATATTTAGCAGCATTAGTTTCCAAATATTGTGCTTTTTTACAGTAATCTAATAAGAATTGCGCCCGTTGTTTTTTAACTTTTAAGTAAGGCATTATATTTTCAATAAATGGTACTATCTGCTTGCGATTTCTTATTCCCCATTCATACATCGGATGAGAATTGGGTCTCGAAGGTCGAGCGCCATAAAGATTACACGTACCTGCTTGGGTTTTTTCTACAATAAATTCTATCGCTTCGTGATTTATCATAGCTACTTTAACTGAGGGCATATAAGTCCAAGACCATCCCTCAACCATATGAGGATAATTTTTTCTTTGTGTTTTTCTTTTATGTCTCGTTATCATAAAACACCCATCAGAATCCATAATTCCTGCAATATACGCCCAATCTGTATGCGTTTGCCTCTGGTTATCTTGCATAAATACTCCCAAATGAAATAGTCTGCCGTACCTATATCAGTATAACAGAGTTTCGTATTTATGTTTAGACTTTCCATGTAATCATTCCTAGTTTAACGCGCCCGTATTCAGCTTGGTTTAGGCGCTGGCAATGTGCTTGTAGTTGTTATAGGCATTTTTAATGCTCCTATAAAGAACCATGAAGTATATAGACTTTCTAGACTGGGTGATGGCCTAGGCAAATAACACCCGAATGCAAGGAGCGATCTTGCTTAAACGCTGAATGTAGATAGCGATTCTACCCTCACGCTGTTTGCAGTATATCGCTAGTGATATTAAAATAAAATGATCGAGTAACAACCCATAAACAATAGGGATAAATATGTCTTACAAATACTTTGTTTTATTGTTTGCAACATTTATAGTTCAAGGCGGCCAAGAATCAACTGAAGCCGAATTAACTCATCCGCATAATTGCCCGATAACATGCAGAATCCATTGCAGTCATTGCGGAGAAGATATCACACATTCTACATTCTATATCATTAGAAATGACAGCGAAGAACAAAGAATGCAGCCACGAAACTATCTATTGTGTCTATTGTGCCATAAAGCATATGAAGAACTATTCCGTGAAATGGATGCGGCCCCCGCAGAAAATAAGAAAGACAGCTACCGCTCATCTGTCATCTGATAATGATCGGAATCAGGGCGATGCTTCCAGCGACCGCCCCAAACATTAAACGGATGCAAGCTTTCCCAATAGGCTCCGAATGGCTCACATTCTTCGACTGTAGTCAACAATCTTCCATTGGGTGCAAAGATATTCAGGTCCATAGCCAAACGTTCGCAGTGAAGCGAATTCTTTATTCCTAGGCCTTCGTGCGCATATATGAGAGCTTGCTCATGAGTGCGATATGCTTCGCCGAAGGTGACATGGTATCCTCGCTTGTTAATATATTCTATAAGCTTGGCAATATTAGCAGAAAAGATCTCTTGTTCAGAGCCAAGACATATATGAGGCTGAATATTATTTGCAGCCATGGAAATAAAGAAACTGCTTATTGCCAAAAGCGCCATAAAACGGAAATAAGACATTGTTATGCCTTTTGAGTTACAAGTTTTTTATACTAGCGGCCATCTCTTTGCGCAACTGTCCCTTCAGGTCTTCTGTGAGACCATTAGCGAAAGCATTTGCACGTTGCAATGGGCTATCGTTGCCCTGAGAGGCTGCTACTGATGCTAACGGTCTAGGCTTGGCAAGATTTGCACTAGCACGAGCTCTATCAGATTCATTTTGGGAATTTGGCGATATGCCCATTTGCTTAATAATGGTATACGCTGAAGCTCCCTTTGTATAAAGATCGGGATTATTATAGACAGTTTGGGCCAGTTCCGGATAAGTGAGCTTCAGCATCTCTAGATTATCCTTATTGACGATCATATCAAAGTCAGAATATTTAGCTCTAAGTTGTAACTCTGCTGAAGTGGCTACCGACTGATCTTTATACTGTTTTAATTGCGCCTCAAGATTCTGTATTTTCTTGTCATAGCGCGATAAATGCCTTTTTTCTATAAGAGCATCGGGCGCAAGATTATCGTCTTGCTCAACCGATTCTTGTTGTTGTGGCTGCATCTGTTGTTGATATGCCGCAAGCTGACGCGCCATCTCTTCTTTCTCTTGCTTTAAAAGCAGGGCCTGTTCGCGCAGCGCTTTAAAGTTCTTTTGCCCTTGAGTTTCTTGTTCTACGGGAGCAGCCTGCGCAACCTCTGGTTCCTGGACAGGAGCATCAGAAACAATTGGCTCAACTTGAGAAACTACATCAATACCAACATCTTGAAAATTCTCTTCATTCTGTGGGATTTGCTCATTGTCAATCATACTTTTCCTTCTATGAGTGGACTATCATCAGCTTCACCATTCAACTTTTTAGCTATCTTAAGTAGCGTGCCATCGTTATATGATAGCACAAATCTGAGCAACTCATACTCAGATTCTGGTATATATTGCTTATTAATAGTCATATATTCACATGCATCCTTGGAAGGAACTACCCACAGAAATTCAAGCGCATCGCGTTTTCTGTGGTACTTGTAGACTGTTTGGTCCCATCCAGGCGTAGGAGCTGAAAGACGCGCAAAAAAGTAATTGCGCAGTACATTTTCAAGCAATCTTTCTTTTTTGCATTCTACAACAACATAGAAATCACCAGGGAATGTTTTCTTGGCATTTTCTACACATAGAAAGATATTCTTATCATAATCAGTGAGGTTCTCTTGCATCTGATCTATAACAGTATGACCGATCTCTGGCTTAGCCAGAAGATCAGTTGCTATCTTGCCTACTGTGGGCTTCTTTGTTTCTTTTTTCTTCATACTTCTCCTTAAATGGCTAAATTTCCACCAATTCTACTATAGTTTTTGGTCAAAAATCAAGGATCCAGCATGCTATCGTACTGGATCCTTAGAAATAAGTGGTGGAGAAAGGAAATTATCTCTTGGGCTTCTTTATCTTGGCGCCTTTTTGTCTAGCCTCATTCAGACTTATCGCGATCGCCTGTTTAGGGTTAGTAACTTTCGGGCCAGTTTTTTTAACACGCGAATGCATTTTGCCTTCTTTAAACTCGTGCATCCGCTTTTCAATGAATGATTTAACCTTGGGGCTTTTTTCTGCTTTGCCTTTGAAGATTTTCGCATGCTTGGCAGCTTTCTTTGTCTTAGATGACGACTTCTTGCCGGCTTTCTTTTCAAGAGCCTTCTTAATATCTTTATGAGCGGGTTCTTTGGCCTCTTCAGCCCAGAACTTTCCTGGAACTTTCATTAGTCACCTTATTAAGATGGGGAGCATATGCTCCCCATAATGTTATTATCTTACGCGTATCGATTCTTCAAAGACTAACCGCCTGTTAATCTTCTTATCAATCGCATCACGTCTATATGCAATATTTGCCGGTACACCGAGAATCTTGTAAGCAATCTTCTGCGGCTTGCCCGGTACTCTTATCATCGTTGGCATTAATATCCTTTATCAAAGAGTCCTGAAGAATGAATGAACTCTTCTGGAAGATTTGCTATCTTGGCATGATCTTCGCGAATCAATTCAGAATCCATTAACTCAGGTTTTCGACGTGGATCAACATTTTGATAGAATACGACGCGCGCTACTTCAGAATCTGATGCATTAGTCGTATCAGTCTTTGCAATACCTACGTCGCCCATCAGAGTCGGTTTCAGTATGATCATATTAGACCTTCTTAGGTTCAAAGTGCTCTTGACGCTTCTTGTCATCATAATTGATCTGCTTGTTGATTCCTACAATGGTATCATCAAGGATATCAGGCAAGTAAGCTTCATGATCAGCCCAGTCTTTCATGATAACCTGTTGAGGTAAGTTAGCTATTGCATTGTGATCTTCAGAAATCATAGATGCATCATGGTGCTGCATACGCTCTGTCGCATTTTTACCGGCATAAGCGCCATCTTTCATGGATGATTCAGATTTACTGTGATGAACTTCGTGATGATATCTTGGCATAGTGTGCCTTTCGTAGAACTGCTTGCCCGCATGGGGTAGCAGAGGTTTTAACCTCCTACTACAGGAAGTATTACCATGAGTTCACTACAAGTGAAGGAGAAATGCTATTGTTTTGTGAGATACAAATAAAACGGACTCCGCTGGAATCCGTCTAGAGATAAAAATCGTATGTTCTTGAAAATTAGCCTGCCAATTTAAAATTTACAAGGATATTTCCTCCTTTTCGGGCTTCATCAAAGCCATCATTATAGTTCCACAGTCAAAATAATAGATTTGCCCAGAATGAACTTTTATATTCAGTGAGCGATATATTCTTGCTAGTTCCGGAAACTTGCAACTGGACAGATATCTTTGGAGGATTACCAGGATCTATGGCATTGATAAGAAATGGCACAACCACGCTCATCATGATGACACCAGACGAGTCATATATGTTAGTAGCGCTCATTTCGGTAATAATATCTGAACCTCCTAAAATAACTAGAAAATCAGTATTAGTAGACGCATATCCATAAGTATAGAGAGAAACTCCAACTGAATATGTTCCCACTGCAGAAGGAACCCAGCTATATGTACTTGTATCAAAACCAGAACCCGATTCCATAAAATCAAAGGGAATCGTATACTGAGTTCCATCCCCAGTTACATTTGTTGGGCTAGTTGTATTAGTTGCGTAAAATCCATTGCGGGCAATATATATATCATTTACAGCATTATTAATAGCCATTGTATTTCCTTATCTTATATAACCCTGATCTTCCATTTCATGACGCCTTCGTGGATTCTGGCCAGGAAGATCAAAGCCGTGACGCGCATGCAATCTGTGAAATGCCACAGTTTTACTTCTATCTTCAGAGCGCTTGCTCTCTTGGTCTCTTATATTGCCCAAGTATTGAGCTTGGTAATCTATTCTGTTCATTGTGCCCTCGCGGTTGGTTGTTCTTTAACTTCAGGATTACTCTGCTCTTGCTGAATAGACTGCGATAGCTGAATAAGCTTCTCGATGTGACTCAAGTCCATTGTATCTATTTCTTTAAGAGCCTTAACAAGATTGAGCAGTGCTATCTCATCATCTTTCATGGATTCATGCTTGCGTTCTTCAGCAAGGGCCTGATTTTCTGCTATGCGCGACATTCTTTCCATGCCCAAGCCTTGATCAGCAGTAGCTCTGGCTTTTGCCAGCTCAGTGCGACTTTGGATCTCTTCCATTTGCACTTGCATTTGCTGCATTTGCATTTGTTGTTGTTGCTTAGAAGATTGGACAATCGAATCGATAAGCTTTTGCTTGTTCTGCAAAGTAGAGGCATCAATAAGTAAGTCATCAGCTATTGGTACTCCGGCTTGTCTAAGTTCTAACATCTGAGCGAACTGCATTTGCTTTTGCGTAGTTGTATTGAGTCCTTCTTCTACAGTCGCATTATATTTGCCGAACGCTTTGT